GCCCGACGACGGCGGTCGGTTCGACTTCAGCGCCACTGTGCTCGATGACGAGCGCAAGCCGGTCCTCCTGCCGGAGGCCGAGAGCCCCGACGACACCCTCGACCTGCGACAGGCCAAGAGCGTCAAGGTCTTCAGCTCGGACGAGCGCAGCAACAGCTACTTCTACCTGAAGGGCATCCTGACCCCGCAGGAGTTCCAGCTCTGGCTGGCCAGCACGGCCGAGAACCCGGTGGACTTGTCCAGCGTGTCCGGTCGCGTGCTGATGGCGCAGGTCTCGCACAATGACAAGGGCTGGCCACAAATCGAGGCGTTCCTCGGCGCGGCCAAGCCCCTGAAGAAGTAGCCATGGCGCGTTACTTCAGCACCGCCGAGGCGGCCGCGCTGGTCGGATGCAACCCGGAGACCATCCGGCGAGCTGTCCGCAAGCGCGAGCTTCTGGCCACGCGCGAGCCGACCAAGCGGGGGCGTGGCTACGTCATCGCTTCGGTTGACCTCGCCAACTGGCGGGAGAAGCGCCGGACCTCGTAGGACCAAATGAGCCCTCATGCGAGGGCTTGACCCGCCGCGCCGATGTTCTGGGGGCCGCCGAAAGGCGGAGTAAGACGGTCGGCGTCGGCGGGTCTGCATCCCTTGAAAGGAACCCCTTGACTGACCTGCAAACCGCCGCCGTCGAATACGCCACAGCCGGGCTGCACATCCTCGCCCTGACTGGCAAGCGCCCGAACGGCCGGGTGCATGGCGAGAGCTGGTCGTGGGAGGACAGCTTCTACGGCGCGCCGGACAACGAGGCCGAACGCGACGCACTCTGGCAGGCGTTCAGCGACCAAGTTGGCACCACCGGAATTGCAATCCTCATCCCGGAGAACTTCTACGTCGCCGACGTGGACAGCGAGCGCGCCGCAGAGCTGCTGCTCGAACTGGGCTGGCTACCCCAAGACGACTCGGTCGTCGCCAAGACAAAGAACGGCCTGCACATCTGGTTCTGGTGCCCGGGCGCGAACAAGAACCGATGGCTCGGGGATGGCGAGCAGCCTGACCCGGGCCGTACCCTCCTTTTCAAGGGGTTCGGCGGATACGTCGTCGCGCCTCCATCCCTCCACTTCGATGCCGACGGAGACGAGGACGGGACCTACGAATGGGTCTTCCCCCTCGTCTCCGGCGGGTCGTTCCTCTCCATGCCGGACGTCCTGCCGGAGTCGGTGCGGGTCAAGTTCGAGGCCGCCGACCAGTGGGCGGGGCTGAAGGCCGTGCTCCCCAAGCCAGAAGTCACGAGCTTCGTCGTCGCCTACGAGGAGGGCAAGCCGTGGTGGCTGTGGCCGAAGACGTGGAGCTACGGGCTGGAGGGGCTGGAGAAGGCCATCATCAACGCGGCGGACGGCAACCAGAACAACGTCATCCACTGGGCGGCGATGACAGCGCGCGATGAAGGTGTACCCTATGAAGTCTCGATGACAAGACTTCTGGCCGCCGCCATCCAAGGGGGACACCCGCGCTCACGCGCCCGGGACACCATCAAGGGCGCCTACAAACGAGCCCCGCGTGGGTAGTATCGAGCCGTTCCCAATCCATCCGACCACCCGCGACGACTACTTCGCGTGGGTGCTCGCCCAGCCCGACGACATCGGGCTCGGGGACACGGTGCGGTACGACCACTCGACCCAGCTCTGGCATGTCTGGAACGGCATCCGCTGGGCACCCGACCGGACGACCGTGGTCTTCGACCTCATCCGGCAGCGCATGTCGCACTGGTTCGACATCAACACGGGCATGGTCAAGACCGAGGCTGACGGCAAGCTGTACTCCGCCCTCTACGACACCGGGAAGAAGGTGTCCGTCCTGAAGGCGCTGGCCTCGATGCCGGGTATTGCAATGACGGGCGAGGAGTGGGACCAGTGGCCGGAGCTACTGGGCTTCAACAACGGCGTGCTCGACCTGCGGACCCTCGTACTGGACACGAACCCGGCGCCGGAACTCCTCATCAGCCGCTCGACCGGCGTGGACTGGGACCCGCAGGCAGACACCCGGCCGTTCATCAGCTTCGTGGACGACATCATGGGCGGCGACGCGGACCTGCGCGACTATCTCCTCCGCACGCTGGGCTACGCGGCGCTCGGCACGACGCGGGAGCAGAAGTTCTGGATGTGGGTCGGGCAGGGCCAGAACGGCAAGGGCGTGCTGGCGCGGACAGTGACCATGGCCCTTGGCGACTACGCCGCGACCCCGCCGGACACCCTCTACATGAAGACCAAGTACGGGTCCGCGAGCAGCGAGAAGCCCCGCCCGGAGCTGCTGAAGCTGGAGGGAGCGCGGTTCACCTACATGTCGGAGCCGCAGGGTGGGCAGTTCAACGAGGAGATGCTGAAGGCGCACACCGGCAACGACCCCATCGAGGGTCGGACCCTCTACTCCAAGACCTTCAAGACCTTCAACCCCACCCACAAGATAGTGTTCCTGACCAACAACCCGCCCCGTACGGAGGATGTCGGCCCGTCGATGCAGCGCCGCGTGCGGATGCTGTGGTTCGAGCAGGACTACCGGGACCCCAAGCGCGACGACAAGGACATCGAGGCCCGCCTTCAGGAGACGAAGAACCTCCAAGGCGCGCTGCTCGTCATGGGCATCGCCGCGCAGGAGTACCTGACGTCGGGCCTGCCGCAGCCCCAGAAGGTGACGGACTGGTCGGACGCGTACATCGCCGAGAACGACCCGCTGGGTACGTTCGTAGAGGAGATGTGTGTGAGGGACCCGAACACCGAGGTCGCCTCGGGGCAGCTCTGGAAGGCATTTGACGGTTGGTGCGACCGGAACGGGTCCGAGAAGATGACCCAGACCGGGTTTGGCCTCGCGCTTGCCCGCAAGTTCGACCGCAGGACCAAGAACTCGGGCCGGTTCTTCATCGGAGTCCGCCTGAAGAACATGACGGACGTTCAGGACGACGATGAATGACAATGTGCTACACGACTCAACAGATTTCAGCCTTCGGCGGTCCCTCGTCATGGTGAAACAGGACCCGAAGGGCGCGAAAGTGGCATTCGCGGACGCGGCAAAGTCGTATTGCCCCTCTTGCGACAAGTTCATCCGCCATAAGGAGGGCGTGGAGTGGTGCCGGGACAATAGGATGAGCGAAAAGACCCTCCAGAGCCGGGTAATCGCCCGCGCGAAGTCCCGGGGGTGGGATGTCAAGCACGTTGGCAAGGGAATTGCGGCATTTGACGCCGCTGGAGCCCCTATCTTCGTGTCCACCGCCAAGTCGTTCCCCGACCTATTCCTGCTCCACGAGCGCCAGCGTCGCCCGCTCGCCATCGAGCTGAAGCGGATGAACGGGACCTTCGAGCCCGGGCAGCTCGAATACCTCCAGTTGCTCAACGTCTGCGGCATTCCGGCCGTGGTCATCCGCCCGGTCGATTTGCGCGACGGTACCCTCAACGCCATACTGGGGGCTCTATGACGACCCAATCCCAGATGGCGGTTCGACGCACCATCAACTCGCGTTGCGTCATCTGCAAGCACACAGACCGCCGCAACGCCGTCGAGCTGATGTGGAACGGCGGCATGTCGGGCGTGGCCATCTCGGACCTGCTCGGTGGCACGCCGAACCCCGCAACCATCCTGAAGCACCTGAAGGAACACTCACTCGGCGGGGCTACTCGCGAGGTTGACGTCGCCCCCGAGGCGCCCGTCCGTGAGCGCATCCTCCGGCTCCAGCGATTGCAATTGGACGAGATTGAGCGCCGTATCGAGCTGGCCAAGATGCGCGCGGACGAGACGAACGAGTACATCGACGCGCAGCGCGAGAAGCACGAGGCAGCGGGCGAGGACTACGACCGCCCCAACGTGGACTGGTCGTCCTTCACCGACATCCTCGGCAAGGACATGCAGTCCGCCATCGGCTCCATCCTGAAGACGCAGGGTCTCAGCGACAAGCGCGAGAAGGTGCAGGGCGAATTGAAATTGGGGCTGTTCGAGGCCATGACGGCCGCCGGGCTGGCGCCGAAGCTCATCTCGGGCAAGCAAGCGAATGAACCGCTTGAAATCGAAGCGAATGTCGTTCTTCACACTGAGGGTGAAGATACCGGAAACAGTGAAGATGATTGACTGGGTCAAGGAATTCGAGCGGTGCCGCTGGGACCCAAAGAGGTTCGCCCGCATCTTCCTCGGCATCAAGCTGCACCCCGGGCAGCAGCGCATGATGGACGCCTACATCAAGCGCACCGACTCGCGCTGGCGCGCCTACTACTACTGGATAATGGTGGCCGCCGGGAACCGCGCGGGCAAGACGCTGGCCCTCGCGGTCATCATCCTGCACTCGTGCATCTACCGCTCCGGTCTGGAGCCGCCGAAGCCCGGGTCCAGCCCGGACGAGCTGAAGCGGTTTGGCTCTCTGCCCTATCACTGGTGGCACTTCGCCGTGGAGCAGGCTCCGGCAGAACAGGTGTTCACCGAAATCATCAACCTGCTGGGCGGCTCACACCCGGCCCAGAAGGAAGGCTGCCCGTGGACCAAGGCCATTGGCGGCGGGAACTCGGTCGTAGGTGCCCGAAAGGTCGCGAAAGCCACCCAAGTCGAGGGAGTTGAGTGGACCGAGGGCCTGAAGGAGCGCGGCGAGTACGCGTGGATTGCATTCGCTGCCGAGCTGGGCGGCGCGCAGGTCCACTTCCGTAGCACCAAGGCCAAGGCCCTGTCGGCCATCGGCCAGAACATGCACGGATTGTCATTCGATGAGGCCGGGCTCCAAGAGGCGCCGTCCCTCGTCTACCTCGTCAAGGAAATCATGCACGCCCGGCGGCTCTCGACTGGCGGACAGTTCATCCTCATCTCGACCCCGTCGGCTGACACGAGCACCGAGTTCGAGGACTTGTGGTACACGGGCGACCCGGAGGACCCGTTCCGGGACCCGCGCGCCTTCTCAATGAGAATGTCCACCCGCGACAACATCGGGTACGGCATCGACCGCGAGTCGTTCGATGCCCTCATCCTGCATCAGCCGCAGGGCTGGATTGACCAGAACATCGAGGGCATGTTCATCCAAGCGATGGGGGTCTGGTTCAACGCCGCCTCCGTGCGCGCGGCCTTCATCGACTCCATGCCCGAGCGCACCGAGCCTGCCGGGGCGGGACACGTCTACGCCCACGCGCTCGACCCGGGGCTGAAGGACAAGTGCTGGTCGATGGTCTGCGAGATGGACTCTGATGGGAGGCTGAATGGCGTCTCGCTCGACAGGCAGGAGGGCAAGCAGACGACGCGCGGCATCGTCGCGCTGGGCGCTCGTGACCACATGGCGTACGCGGCGGATGGCGCCGAAGTCGAAACAGGAGTGGACCACACCGCTCTGGGTGGCCACATGTTCAAGGAGCTACTGGAGGAGGCTATTCCTGTGGTTCGCACGATTGAGTTTGGCGGGGTCATCAAGACCAAGCGCCAGCTTCTCTCGGACCTGCGGACCGCGTTTGATGAGGGCAACATCAAGCTGCCAGCGAGCGGCTTCTGGGCCGAGGTTCAGAAGCAGAGCCTCAACTACAAGCTGGCCGACCGCAAGATGGAGCAGGACTTGGTCATGTGCCTTGCCATCATCGTGAAACTCGGCCGTTCCCTGCCCCGTCCCGGGCAATCGAGGTCTGCGACGTTCGTCTTCGGAGACCCCGACGCGCAGCGAGAGCTGTCTGCGGCGGAAGTTCTGATGCAGGGGTACGACCCCGGGCTGACGACCTTCGCCGGGTTCAAGCGGCCAGCTTGACGCGCTCAATCAGCGGGCATACACTCAGCGCACCGTGAGTCGCACCTAGTGGAGCCCAAGTACCAAGACCTGACGCTCGTTATTGGCCTGTCTGAGGGCGATAAGTCCGAGATGGAGCTGCAACGCGCGCTTCAGGGCCGTATTCAGGGCATCAAGCTGGAACACGACGCCTTCGCGGACGAGTGCAAGCGATACGACGCTTTGTTCTATTCGACCACCTTCACCCAGTTCGGAGCCGATTTGTGGCCCGACGACCCCAACCTAAAGGTCGATGGACGCTCGCACGTCTCGCTGAACAGCCCGCAGGTCTACGTCGAGGTCCCAGCCGCCCTTCAGGCGGTCGAGCCCATCGAGAACATCGTTGCCATCGAGGACTCCGAGGAGGGTCGCGACAACGCGAACGCCCTTGAACGAGTCCGGGAGTCATGGAAGGTGGACGAGGGCTGGCAGTTGAAGCGCCACAAGGGCGCCACGGTGAAGGGCCTGTACGGCCGAACCGCCTCGTTCGTCTACCCGGACCTTGACAAGGCGTACCCGTGCGCCGAGGTCATCATCAACCCGCGCAACCTGTACCTCGGCTTCAAGGATGACAATTACGACACGCTGGAGTGGGCCGCGCAGGTCACGCTCATCGACCCGAAGTCCGCCATGGAGCGGTACAGCGTCGAAATCACCGCGAAGTCCATGGCCGATGGGACGATAGTCCCGTGGGTGACGGGAGCAATCGACTCCGCGTACGCCGACATCCCCCGCCCGGAGCTGAACTGGGGTCCGGCCCGCGTCGAGGTCTGGGACTACTGGTACCGCAAGGTCACGAAGCCCGGGAAGAAGGGCTCGCCCGCCAAGATGGAGACGTGGAACTGCATCGTCGTCGGCAACGAGGTCGTCCGCGACGAGAAATACGCCTACTACAACGGCGTCGTGCCGTACGTTCCGCTGTTCAATACGTTCGTTCCCGGCACCCCAACCGGACGTTCCGAGCTGCACGATATGGAACAGCTCATCCGCGAGAAGATGACCCGCATCACGGCGGGCGCGCAGATGATACAGAAGGCCACCGCTGGCGATTACTGGCAAATCACGGGCGAGAACGCCCCAGCTCGCGGTGCTGCGAACGTCAAGCCAATCCTCAACCAGACGGTGAGCCCCGGACCCGGCAACAGGTTCGAGTCCATCGCTCCGTACATCGCCGAATTCCAATTGGAGCAGTTCCTCGGGCGCATCGACCGGGAAATGGCCATCATCTCGGGCCTGAATGACCTGCTGCTGGGGCTCGCCCCGAGCGCGGTCCTGAACAGCTCGAAGGCCATCAACGCGCTGGTCGCCAACTACGAGTCCCGGATTGCAATGCGCCGACTGCTGTTCTACGAGTGGGACCGCAAGACGTGGGAGCTGGTCTGCAAGGTGTGGGCCAACATGAAGGGCGAGAACGGCCAGTTCATCAAGCGCGTCATCGCTAATGGGATGCCGCGACTTGACATTCAGGACCCGTCGCTCTCCCCGCGCGACGAGATGGAGACCGCGAACCGCGCCGCCAGCCTCGTCAACGCCAAGCTCTGGTCGCAGGCCCGAGGCATGGATGCCGTCGGTGTCGATGACCCGGAGCAGGAGCAGAACATCATCCGCCGCGAGTCCACCGACGCTACGCTGTGGCCGGACCGAGTCAACCTCATGGTCCAGCTCATGGCGGCGCTGAATGCGGCCAACGCTCAGGCGCCGCAGGGCGTGCAGGCGCAGGCTCAGGGTCAGGCCGCCTCCGGCGCTGCCGACCTTCAGGCTGCACTTGGGCAGGCTACCCCGGGTGGGAACCCCCTCGGTGGTGGCGGGCAGGCCGCAGACGGCATGGTTCCGCAGACGCCGGACGTGGCCGGAGCCCAGTCTTCGCCCTTCGCACAGGGTCCCGCAGGTGCGACCGCGCAGGCCAATGGCCCGCAGTCCACGCAGGTCCAGTCGATGATTGCAGGTGGCAAGCTCTCCGGCCGTATCCTGAACAACACGAAGTACGGTAGGAAGTAATGGCCCGGAGTCGTAGGGGCTCGTTCGGCCTCCAGCCACGGGTAGCCCCGAATGTCACGGGTCAAATCGTCGCGCTCGCTCGCGAGTACGTGGCAAAGAGGGACTCGCTCATCATGGATGCGTGGCGGAATGGTGGCACCTTCGAGGGGAAGAAAGTCACCGACGAGATGGCGCTCGCGTACTGGAAGACCCGGGAGGAGGGGCTGGACCCGGGCGACCCGACCTACGAGCAGGCCAAGAACCAAATCATGCAGCTTCAGTACGGCATCGCCCAGTCGAAGGCTGACGTCCTGCACGTGCAGGGCAAGATGTCCGACAACGCGTACGCGCAGTTCTTCCTGAAGTGGGCACAGAAGGTCCCGAAGAACAGTGAGTTCTACCGCACCCTCCAGAAGGACGCGGCTCAGCTCATCGAGGGCGCGAAGGCCAAGAGCCACGCGAACGCCGACAAGGCGCGGACCGACGCGTTCAACACGTTCGTCACCAACACCACCAATAGCGACATTGCAATCGGCGATGCGATGACGACCGCCCTGTCCGACCTGTCTAAGGCGACGGGCCTGTCCATCACCGGCAATGGCGATGAGCTGCTGGCGCAGTTGACGAATGACGTCAACGCGAACCCGGACAAGTACCGGGCGCTCCTCGACACCATCAAGAAAAGCGACCCGCACTGGGACGGCCAGCTCACCGAGGGCTATTTCAATCAGCACATCAAGTCCGCTGTGGCCGGGTACAGCCTCATCGCTGACAAGGCGCAGAAGGGCGGCTTCGTGTCCGCCTACGCCAATGCGGCGCAGGGCATGTCCGCGATGGCCTCGTGGGGTCAGAACTTGAAGGTGTGGCCGGTCGCCGAGTCCTACACCAACTTCGAGACCGCATGGCTGAAGGTCATGAATGACCCGAACGCCTCCCAGATGGACAAGACGAACGCGTCCAACATCTACGCCACGCAGCTCGGCACGCTTGCCCAGACCCCGGGCATCGACCAAGGCTCGAAGGACATGATTGCCGCCGACGCGCTGCGCCTTCAGGGGCAAGATGCCGGGGACGCCCCGTCCTTCGGCTCGTCCATGCTGTCGCGCCCGGGTGTGAGCCCAGAGGCGGCAATGGTCGTCTCCGTCCTCCAGCAGAAGGCTCTTGAAATGGCGACCAACCCGCTTGGGTTCGCCTACGCTCCTGTGGACAACGCCGGGAACTACGACCCGACCGGGCAGGGCGCGCTGGGCATCGTCCCGGCTGGCGCCATCCCTCCCACCGCCTCGGGCGTCATGGTCCCGGGCTCCGACGGCAAGGCCGTGATGGCCATGATGCCGGGCCACTCCGTGTACGTCACCGACCCGAACAACCCGGGCGCTTCGCCTCGGCTGGCGGGCTACCAGATTTCGTACAAGGTCGGCGGCAAGGACATTTCACTCTGGTCGTATCAGGACAACACGGGCAAGACCCAGTGGTCCATCATCTCGCCGCTGGCGGATGGCGCGACGACCCAGATTGACAACAAGGGCGACGTCTACGTCTCGCCGCCCGCCGCGCAGATTGCGGACCCCGCCGTCGCAGCCGCCGGGCTGAAGGACAAGGACGGGAACCCGCTCGTCGCAGGCGCGCAGCTCGCCGCTCAGTTGAAGGCACAGCGCGATGCTGGCGACTTCTCCGGCGGCGCCAGCGTCAAGCAGAACTCGCTCGACGCCAACGGCCACGTCATCGGGACCACCACGCTGACCTACAAGGACGACAAGTTCACCCAGACCGTCACGCAGAACACGCTGGACGACAAGGGCCACGTCATCGCGTCCACCGACACGCCGACGGACATCCCCGTGCAGGGGGCGCAGTCGCAGGGGTACAGCCAGTCCCGTATTCAGGCCGGGTTCGTCCCGGGCACCACCTTCGCGTCGCCTCTGGCCGCGTCGGTCAAGGCCACGGCCGCGACGCAGACCCTCGACCAAGTGACCGCCTTCGCCAATGACCCGGCGTTCCAGCAGCAGTTCGTCGCGCAGACGATGAACGGTCTCGGCATCAAGGACCCGTACGACCCGCGCATCGCTGATGCGTGGAAGGTCGTTACGACCGCGCACGAGAACAGCTTGGACAACGCCGTGCGCGCGAGCAACACGAACCCCGCGCTGCGGGCCGACCTCCAGTACCCGGGCACCACCACCGCCCCGGGCGCCTACGACAAGCCAACCACCATCAACTTCGGCGGACAGACTCTCGTTGTCCCGGGCCTGCCGTCCTATCTGAAGAACATGCAGGGTGCGGCGCACTTCCAAGGTCAGGGTCCCGCCGCAGGTCCCAATGCTGGTACACTGCCCGGCGTGGGTGCCCCTCCAGCGCAGCCGAGCCCGATTGGCCCGATGCCGACTCCAACGCCGACAGCCGTTACGCCGACACCGACGCCGACGCCGACCAACCTGCCGGTCACGCCTACACCCGCCCCGACTGCGGCCCCGACGCCATACGACGTCTCGAAGGATTATCATTCGGGTGCTCGTTAGATGCTTGATTACACCAAGCTAGGCCCGGCGAATTCGCCGACTCCGTCCACGCCCACGACCACGGCCCCGCCCCTGCCGCAGACCCCATCGGCGGGTTCTCTGGCCGCACCTGCCCCGGCTGGCGGCGCGTCGTTCGGAGCTGGAGTGCCAAACCTACTCGGCAACTCCTCCGCGACGGGCGCGTACCCCAAGGGCTCCATCAACCCGGACGGCTCCTACCACGAGGCCACGCAGGCCGAAATCAACGCCATGGCGCCATGGGACAGGTTCGGCCACGGGCTCGACTCCCTCGGCCACGCGCTGTTCGGGCAGGGCAATGGCTCGCTCCTCGGCGGTGTGGCGGGCGGGCGGCAGCTTGGACAGGCAATTGGAATGGCAGGCGAGGCGTTTCACCTTCAGGGCTCACTGGCCGTCGCCCCGTTCGAGGCTGGCGCAACCGTACTGTCGCACATCCCGCTGGGCTGGGTCCCGGGCGGGGCCGACGACACCTTCAACCACATCGGCTCCATCCTGAAGACGCAGGACCCCGCCATGTACGGCGACTGGCTGGTCCTGAAGACCCGCGCGGACGCCGACGTGCTGGGCGGTGGCAACCTGAAGGCCGATTTCAATATCGAGTATCAGAAGTTGCTGGATGACACCATGCACGACAGCTTCCTCGGCGGGACGCCGGAGCTGGCGATGGGCCGCACCGGGGTCGGCTCTCTGGGTGGTGCCCTCAGTGGCGCCATCAAGGGCTTCCTCGGCCTCGGCTCCAACACGGTGCAGGGCATCGCGGGCAACGTCAGCCTGCTCGACCCGTACTACTCCGGCCACAAGCCGGGCGAAGGCGGGTCCACCAACATCACCCGGCTCCTCGACATCCGCGACAACCCCAACAAGTACATGTCGCACGTCGGGTCCTCGACCCCCTACTCGTTCAACGACTACGAGAAGTTCGCCGTCGAGAACGTCACGTCCGGCAAGTGGACCAACCAGCAGGCGCAGGACTGGATTGACAAGAACATCAACACGAAGCTCGACCGCGTCGGCGAGTCCACTGTCCGTCTGGACGCCGGGATGGAGGTCTCCGATGTCGAGACCAAGGCCGCCAACGCGCTGAAGTCGGGCCTCTGGTCCCGACAGCACGCCAACGACTACATCATCAGCCACGGTCAGGGCGTCACCCGCAACCCGGTCGGGCAAATCATCGGTTCCGCCGCGCTCGACCCACTGACTTACGCCACCCTCGGCGCCGGGTCCATCTCCAAGCTGGGACTGACCACGGGCACGCGCCTGATTACAATGGCTGGCGAGGGCGCCTCGATGGCCGAGAAGCTGGACCTCGCCACGACCACCGCTGAGAAGCTGGCCGTCGTGGTGGCCACCGTCCAGAAGGGCGAGGTCAGTGGCCCCATCTTCCGTATCACGCGCGGCCTGTTCGACCCGCTCGCCGTCTACAAGCCCTCGTCCGTCGCCCGGGCCGTCACCGACCTGAAGAACGGCGTCGCCGTCGAGTCGCTGATGCGCTCCCACGGGCCGCAGACCATCAAGGATATCCGGGCGCTGGCTCGTGAGCACGGGCTCACCACTGAGATTGACAGCGCGATGGCCACCTACGCCATGGACAAGGCCGACGAGATGGTCACGATGACCTACGCCCGCGACATGCTCAATGAGGGGCTTGCCGAGCACCTTGCTCGCACGTCGCCGGATGACGTCTCCGGCGTGCTCGCCCAGAACGCCGGGCGTGACGCCGTCACCGAGCTGACTGACCACATGCAGCGCATCATGAAGAACACCTTTACGGCTGAGGAGGAGGTCAACCTCGCAGGTCGCATGGCCTCTGTCTTTGGGAAGGACGTGCCCTACTGGGAGAAGCGCCTGACGACCATGTCGTTCAACCAGCGGTCCGCTCTGCACGCTATCACCTACAAGCGCGCCGAGGTCGGGTTCGAGAAGGCCCGCGCCGCCATCAACCAAGCCATGTACGACGGCACGCTCACCCTGCGGGACGCTGTCCTCATGTCGCCTGAGACGCTGGACCGCGCCACCGCAGAGGCCATCGTAGCCAACATCCGTGGTGCACTGAAGAACGAGGCGAAGTCCATCGAGGACCCCATCGCCACGGCCACGCAGGAGTGGAACAACCTGACCATGCGGTACGGGCACATCGCCACCATCGGTCACGCGACCGGCGGCAAGGACCAGCTCGAAACGCTGGTCAAGGAGCTGGAGAAGGAGATTGAGCGCGGCGCCATCTCCCGGAGCGCGACAGCGGCCGAGCTGGCCCATCCGGCCCTGAAGCCGCTGCGTGACTTCATGGCCCGCAACTCCACCACTGGCGAGCAGCGTGTCGTGACCGCCGCCGAGCTGGTCGCCCGCGAGAAGGCCGCCGTGGCCGACGCCCAGCAGGCCCTCGCGCAGGCAGGGTTCACCCCGGTCTCGCACGAGAAGTTCTTTGCGGCCGTCACCAAGGCGCAGAAGGTCGTCAAGTCGAACGGCCGTTCGGTCGGCGAGACCGTCTACCGCTACCCGAAGGGCGAGTATCGCCACATGAAGCTCTGGCTGTCGGCTGACGGCAAGGCCGGGTTCGCCATCAAGGCGGACGGCGACCTCGTGTCCGTCTTCAACGCCGGGACCGAGAAGGGCGTCATCGAGAAGCTGGTCCCGCACTTCCACGCACTGGGCGCCACCAAGGGTGACGCGTTCGATGAGACCGGGCGCCTCCCCGAGTTGTACGCCAAGGGCGGGTTCAAGGTCACGCGCCGTGAGCCGTGGAACCCGGCCTACGCGCCGGACGGCTGGAAGGGCGGCACGCCTGACGTCGTCTACATGGAGCACCCCGGGATGCCCAAGGCCCCGACGCGGTTCCACGGCAGCCCCGACACCGGGCTGTCCTCCGCATCCGCTGACCCGGCCGCCCGCCAGTTCGACAACGCCACCAGTCAGTTCGGTGCCTTCACGACCACCAGCCGCCCCGCCGCTGAGCGGTACGCGGGCACCGCCGGGAAGGTCTACGGCGCCGAGGCCGAGCTGAAGAACCCGTTTGCCCTGACCCGCAAGAAGTTCGACTACTTCCAAGCCCCCAACAAGGACAAGGCGGGCAAGGCCCTGCCGCCCGAGCAGTGGGCAGCGCGGGCCGAGGAGCTGAAGGTCGAGGCGCAGAAGCTCCGCGCGCAACTGGAGGCGCAGGGCTACGATGGCATTGAAATTCCGGGTAACAAGGGCAACCCGCCCGAGACCGCCCACTTCAGCGACGTCAAGCTGGGCGCTCCCGATGTCATGGAGGCGACCAAGACGCCGCTGTGGAAAATCGGCTTTCGCCCGAAGGAGGAGGTCGCGTGGGGCTTCAAGCGTGACGCGTCCACCGGCCTCTACACCATCGACCGTGCGCCGACCATCAGCCACAACGTGGACGCCGTTCCGTTCGGGCGCCAGCGGTTCAGCGACACGACCCGCAACGTCCTCGGGCAAATCATCGGACCGTCCAAGGCCGAGAGCCTGACCAAGCCCGTCGAGTCCGTTGAGGCGTACATCAACACGCTCCGCGATGGCGTGACGGGGCAGCGCCTCGTCAAGAACATCGACCAGCGGTTCGAGCGCAGCACGTTCGACGCGGGCATCCCCAAGCCCATCTCGGCGGCAATCATGAAGCGCGCCAAGGAGGTTGCTGGGCTCGACTATTCCAATGTGCGCGGCATCAAGCCCGAGAACCTGTGGAAGGAAATCCACGACATCATCCCCATCGACTTCAGGATGGCGAACGGGGCCGCGCTCGACGTTCACGTTGTCATGGACCATCTGCTTCAGGCGGCCGAGGGCGACTTCCGCATCATGGGAGTGACCTCTGCGCTCTCCCAGAAGGCACGCGTTGCGCTTCGCCACATGCCCGGCCCCATCCAAGATGGCAGCAACGTGTCGGGCCAGTTGACGGTCGGCGTCTACAACAAGATGCGGTACGTCTTCAATCCGATGTTCGTCATCCAGCGCGTCACCGACGCGCCGTACTACTCCGTCATCGAGGGCATCATCCCGGTTGGCAAGGGCGCTCTGTCCGAGGCCAACGCCACCCTGCGGGCCATCACCGAGAACATGGGCCGGACTGGCCTCGGGCGCCACTTCAGCATGGACATGCCCGAGTTCGCCACCCACTCTAACTTCACCGAGGGCATCCGCTCCGGGTTCCAGCAGGCGGGCCTCGACGCGAACAAGCTGACCCAAATCGCTCGTGCGCCTGACGCCATCATCGCCAACAACATGACGAACATGCTGCACGCGCGCATGGGCGACATCGTTGAGGGCGCACTGGAGAACCTGAAGACTGTCGCTGAGCAGGCTGCGGACCCGCAGATGCGAGCCGAGATGCTGGCCGAGGCCGACCGCTTCAGGACCAACATCGACGAGATTACAATGCACTACAACGAGCTGGCCGGGCGGAACCTCACCCGGGATGAGGTCGGCCTCCAGTACACGCAGGACATGCTGTCCGGCTGGCGCCACACGCGCGTCAATCCTGACGGCACGCTTGACCACACCATGCTCCTCCGCGAAGGCGAGTGGGCCGTGCCCAACAGCATCGGCGAAATCCAGTCCTTCCATCCTGACGACCTCGCGCAGGAGGTTGGGTCAGGCTATGCCGACGGCGCCGCGCTCCGCCGTGACGTCACCGGCCACGTCGAGAAGGTCAACGGGTCCTTCATGCTGGTCAAGGGCGAGCACGACATCCCGTGGCTGGAGGAGCAGCTTCGCACCAAGATGCACCTGCACCCGGACGTCATCAAGCGGGCGCTGGACTACTTCGGCGACACGTGGGACAACTATTGGGCGCGACTGGCCAAGCCGATTGACGAGGGCGGGCTGGACATCAGCCCCCACTTCGCTGCGGAGGCGCAGGACATCATTGCAATGGAGGCTAAGAACCGGGGCATGGACCCGTGGGAGTACATGTCCGGCGTGATGGGCTCGAACATCGGCGGCAAGGGCCTTGACACGCACATGGGCCAGCTCATCGAGTTCCTGCGGGCCGGGAAGGCGTCGCAGCCCTTGGAGGAGTGGACCAAGGTGTGGCGCTCGCACCTTGACGTCTCCGCGCAGGAGACCCTGATGCAGGAGTTCGAGAAGGCCACGGGCGCCGTGAACCCGCACATCGAGCCCGCCCAGTTTGAGTACGTCGTGCCGAAGTCGGCCCCCGGCGCCGCACCGCGCCCGGCCGTCGCTGCCCTGCCCAAGTCCTTCAAGGTCGAGCCGGGCTACGTCTACCGCGTCGAGAAGCCGGGCGCTGCCGCTGGCGGCATCCCTGACCACATCGGCGTGACCACCGGCAAGCCGACCTCGTTCTACAACCGTAACGAGGGCGAGGCCATCTTCCGCGTCAAGGAGGCTGACGTCCCCGGCCAGATTGGCCCCGGGCGCCACATCGGCGGCGAGGACCGCCTGACCGTCGGCCACATCCCGCCCGAGAAGACGGAGATGCTGGGCGTGGATGGCGTGTGGCATCCGATGGAGGCCGACCCCTATGACAATTTCTTCGGCAACAACTTCCCCCAGATGGTGAAGGAGCGCATCGTCTCCGGCAAGCCGCATCCGAACCCCGAGGTCGAGGGCTACATGCAGGCGCTCTCGAAGTGGGTGCAGGACAACATCGGCGCAGAGCTGGGTGCCCGCACCCGCAGCGACCTCCGCGACCTCGTTGAGAAGGTCCCGACGACGAACGCCGTCAATTTCAATCGAACCCACGGGCTGGTCATCTCGCTGCTGAAGAACAAAATCCAAGACGCTCAGCAGGACGTCTTCCGGCTGGCCGAGATGCAGACCAAGCGGTCCGTGCTGGAGCGCAGCCTGAACCACCCGCTGTTCGGCCTCTACCCGTCGAGCTACATGTGGGGCAAGGTCCTGCCGGAGAGCGTGAAGTTCCTCGCGAAGAACCCGTACGCCGCCACATACATCATCAACGACGTCCAGCGCGCCATCGCCGTGCAGCGCGAGTACGACACGGACTTCGACAAGAAGATGAGCGCCGTGGACAACTCCTCCGGGGCCTTCCTCGCGGACTATCTGACGCCGTCGCTGCCGTGGTCCTCGCACGAGGCCCGCATGTCTCCGCTCGTGCGCGACATCTTCAACGGCAAGGACCCCGGCGCCATGTGGAGGGACGAGCTGGCCACCATCAGCCCGCAGCGTTGGGTGGCACAGGTCGTCAACACGGTGGAGGAAATCCCGGGTGCCGTGCAGTCACTCCAGAACGAGCAGGCTCAGCAGCCCGCATTGCAATCCCTCATCAACCTGCCCGCCCCGGCTGGCGGCGCCCCGGCTGGTGGCGCTGCGCTGAGCGGTGTAGACTCCAGCATCTCAGGACCAACTCCTGCGGCAGCACTGGCGCCCATCCTTGCGGATGACCTCGCTCGGCTGAAGGAACTTTTCGTCACGGCGAAGTGACAGTAACGCGGGCTATTGCAATGTCCGCAGAAAGAGAGTAGTGTTTCCCCAATGACAGACCTTATCGACGGCGCGACCAGCGCAACGTCGCCAGAAGGCGAGGGCTCTACCGAGACCCCGGACCCGACGGCCACACCAGCGGTGGACCAGCTCGCCCTCGCACGGAAGCGTCAGGCAGGAGCAGAGGCAGCTCGTCAGGAAGCCGCTCGTCAACTCACGGATGCACAGGCCAAGCTCGCCAAGTACGAGGCGGCCGACCGTGACGCAGACCAGACCAAGGCAGCCGACATCGCCACCCTTCAAGCCCGTTTGGAAGCCGCTGAGAAGCGAGCCTCGCAGGCGGAGGTCACAGCCAACGGAAAAATCCTCGACGTCAAGTACCCGAACGCACGAGCCCAGCTCCCGGAAATCACCGATGAGGTCCGGCTCGCATACTTCGAGGCCATGTTCGCCGAGACCCCTGTCGAGGGAGAACCCCCGACTCCACAGAACCCCAACGCGAGCAATCGCGCCGCCAGCGGAAGTGCCGTTGGTACTACGGTCAAGCCCGACACGTCTGAGGACATCAAGGCTCGACTGAAGACCATGACACCAGACTGGCTCTAGACCCCGGCTAGACCGGAGAAAGACCACCACCCACCATGGGCACCATCATCTCTACCGCGACTACGAACTTCAACCAGACGGTTGTCGCTCTGGTCAACAAGCGTCTGGAGGAACTGCTGCGCGCACCGCTGCCGCACATTCTTCCGGGCAACTTCCGTGAGGCGTCGTTCGTCAAGGGCACGAACAACGTCATGCGGTTCATCAACATCGCCGACATGTCTGTCGTCGCTGGCACGCCGAACCCGGGCACCCTCCCGTGGCTCAATGAAGGCGCGCCGAACACGACGGAAGACCTCGCGATTGGCTACGAGGAATTCTCTGCCAATCAGGCCGGTCGTGTCATCAAGCTCTCGGACATCGGCCTCATGGAGTCGCCTTTCGACCTCCTGAGCGAGGCCGCTGACCGGATTGCGCGCAACGCCATTGCCACGGCCGACCGTCGGGTCGCCGAGGTTCTGTCCGCTGGGGCGCAGGTCACGTATGCGTCGGGGACTTCCCGCGCGACCATCAACAGCAACTCGCCTCTTACCGGCGCGCTGGTCAAACTGACCGTCGCCCGGCTGAAGGCAGCCGCTGTCCCGACCTTCGCGGACGGCACCTATCGCGCCATCGTGCACCCGGGTTCGACCTTCGACCTCGAAAGCGATACGGCGGTGGGTGGGTGGATTGACGCCCAGCGTTACGCTGGCAGCCAAGCCCTGTTCACGGGCGAGGTCGGCCGGTACGCCGGGGTTCGGTTCATCGAGTCGCCTGCTTCGGTCTCGTTCGCTGCGGTCCTTGGGCCGCTCGTCACCAACGTCGGCGCTGCGGCCATCGCTGCGACCGACAACGTCACCATCACGGCGCCGACCAACCTTGTCGCGGGCAACCGCGTCAAGATTGCCACCATCACTGGTGGCGCTGGCCTGACGGCGGGCAGCACCTACTTCATCGTCCAGCCGACCTCGAACCTCGTGTTCAAGCTCAGCGCGACGCTGAACGGTGCGGCCATCGACATCACGTCGGACACCACTGTCCTGACGATGAACGTCGTGAACGACGTGCTCAACGCGGTCATCTTCGGCCCGGAGGCGTACGCCTTCGGTGACTGGGGCTCCATCCAGACCTACCTCACCCAGCCGGGTGGGACCACGGACCCTCTGCACCAGCTCACTCAGATTGGCTGGAAGGGGATGTTCGGGGCGGTCATCATGGGAGAAGGCACCAACGCAACTGGTGTCACGCCCGCGCGGTACCGCCGCATCGAGCACACGTCTCAGCTCTAGTAGCTGGGGAGTGACGCTCCTCTAGTCGGTCCAAACAACCCCTCTGCCATTGCGGCAGGGGGGTTGTTCATGTACCATGGGGAGGCATGGACACCACCCGGGACATCATCTACCGCAACTTCAAGCTGAACGACGCCGCAGTCGCGTCCGGGGTGGACAGCTCCGACGGGCTGGGTAAGGGCATCGCGGGCTCCGTCATTGACGAGTTCGACCCCGATGACGTTGACATCGTCCAGTTCACCGAGAAGCGCGCGGAGGCTGACGGCATGGACGTCGGCAGCCCCTTCCTCGGTGGGCGGCGCATCCGCCTCTCGGGCACCGTGTACGGCAAGACTCGCGCCCTGTGCTACGACATCCTCTGGCAGCTCCGGGCGACGATGAGCCCCACGCTCGCGGCCCGGGAAATCCCGGGCGACAAGGGCTACCTGCCGCTGTACTTCAGCGTCCCGACGAATGACAATGTCAACTTCCCGACTGGGGCAATTGAAATGCGCGCCCTCGTCATGCCCAAGGGGTTCCACTCCCCCATCAACCGTGACCAGCACGGCGGCGTGGACGGAGACGCCATGGCCATGAGTTGGTCCGGGATGTTCACGATGCGTGACCCGACCTTCGAGGGCATCACACCGCAGGACGTGGCCTTCGCCGATGGCGTCGTGCTCAACAACGGCACGGCCGCACAGGCCACCGACCTTGTGTCGTTCCTGTCCGCCCACGGCCTCGTCGCCGGGGACCGCATCTTCTTCTCGCGCCTTGCTGGCGGGACGGGCCTCGGCCTGAACACCAGCTACTACGTCCTCGCGGCCGGGCTGACCTCTACCGCCTTCGCCGTGAGCCTCACGAACGGTGGCGCCACCGTCAACATCACGGTGGACTACACCCGAGTCGAGGCGTCCAAGTTCCAGACCTTCGCTGGCAACTTCCTCAATCGCGGCACCTACAACGCTCCGCTCAACATGCTCATGGCAGTCGGCGCACAGGCTGGGACCATCACGGTCTCCGCTGGCGGCTCGAACTTCACGATTGCAATTCCCGCCACGACCGACCCTGCCTACACCGGGGTCACGGCCAACGCCGGGACGGACCTCGTCACCCTGACCGGCCACGGCCTGCTCGCAGGGGACCGGGTCTACTTCACCACCCTGACGGGCGGGACCGGCCTGAACCTGAACACGACCTACTTCGTGTCTGCCACCGGGCTGACCGCCAACGCCTTCTCCGTGTCACTGACCTCGGGCGGGGCAGTCATCGACATCACGGTCAACTACACCGTGTCCAACTACTCGAAGGTGTCCTACCGCCTTCTGCGCTTCAAGCGTGACAAGCTGTTCACCGTGCAGGAGAACGGCGTCGAGTCGCTGCGCCGGAGCTGGCTGACCTTCACCAACTCCACGACATGGCCATTCATCCCGGCCGGTACCAGCGCGTACACCGTGACCGTCAATGGCACGCTGCTCGACCCGGGCTCGACGGACGGGAGCCACATGTGGTTCTGGGAGTCCTATGCCTGACGGGTGGGGCATGGCTCGTGCAGCACGACTGGCGCGCGAGGCCGCAGCACTGGCCGCCGCAGAGGCCGCCGCAGAAGCGGCCGAGGAAGCGGCTGAGCAAGAGCAGGCTGATTTGGAGGAACGACTCAAAGGAGAGAAGGGCGACAAGGGAGACACCGGGCCGCAGGGTGTACCCGGGCAGGACGGCGCTCCCGGCCGCGACGGGGCTGATGGACGCGATGGCATCAACGGACTCAACGGGCTCGATGGCCGCGATGGGGCCGCTGGCCTCAATGGCCTCAACGGGTCGCCCGGTGCGCCGGGACAGCCCGGGCTGCGTGGCCCGCGCGGCGTGCCCGGTCCCGTCGTGGTCCGTGCCGAGTTCCAGCGGGACACTAGCCAGCGGGTCGCTACGGTGATAGAGTATCTGAGTGATGAAAGCAAGCGCACGTTCACGGTCAAGCGGGACGCGGCTGGAAGGCCGTTGGAGCTAACCCGTGGCTAACGATTGGGATACGACCTCACGCAATATCATGGTCGATGCTGTGGCTGCGGTCGCCCTGCGCCTCGCACTCCACAATGTAGACCCCGGAGGCGCTAACTCGGCGACCGGGGAACTGACTGGCGGGTCCCCCGCGTACGCCCGCAAGGCCGTCGCGTGGAATGCAGCGGCGGCTGGCGTCGCGACCCAGAATGGTGACGTCGTCTTCGACGTCCCTGCCTCCACCGTCGCATGGGTCTCCTGCTGGAACGTGGCAGGCACCGTGCGCTACTGGAAAAAGGACGTCACGGACGAAGTGTTTGCGGCACAGGGCACGTACACCGTCAAGGGCACGACCTCCACCATGGACAACAACGACCCGTAGGAGTAGACTTCCAACATGGCTGACGGCATCTTCTATCACGACACGCGAACTCCGTTCGTCGCCGCCGACGTTGCGGCTGTCACACTGGCGGCTACTGCCAAGGCGCTCTACCCGGTTGGAGCCTTCCCGGCACTGGGCGCTGGCTACTTCAACCAGTTCCTCGGCAAGGCCATCCGCATCAAGCTGTTCGGCCGTATCACGAC